TCATACTTCTCAGGTGAATCCAATATTATCGTAGTATACGAATAACTACCAGCACCCTTATCATCTTTCCCCAAAGTAACAGTAATAGCACCCACAAGCGTACCAATAGCCACCAACAAACCCGTAATCGCTGTAATCAACTTAACAGTCTTATTCACTAAACCTCCACAAAAATGCACTCACCAGGACACTCCTCAGCCGCCTCAATAACAGCCTCAACCAAATCATCAGGAACTAAAACAGAGTCACCCATCTTGTGCGTAGGTTCCTTAGGCGTTTCAGAACCCGCTTCCTTAACATAAAAAAGCCCATCATCATGTCCATAAAAAATGCTAGGACAAATCTCCTCACACAAACCATCCCCCGTGCAAAGATCCTGGTCAATCCACGTTTTCATCTACTGGAACCACGAGTGTACGATCCGAGACAACACCCCCACCAGATACACTGTAGACGCGCCAACTACCCCCATTATCGTCAGAATTATCCAATCTTTCCCTGACGGCGGTCTCATTGGCAAGATTCGCAGCTCTCAGGGTTTTCCAAACCGCAAACGAGTTCCTCGTCGTCTTTGAAAACATCGTATTCCTCAGATGAAAATGCGCCATCATAAACCAACCCTTCAGGGTGTTCCCCAAGAATCGTTTCATCCTCATAATCAACACTTTTCAAGTTATCATATTCTTATAGCTAGGGTCCGCTTCCCCATAATGTAACCATTCCATTGGATCAGTTTTCCAATCAAATTTAGTAGTTTTAATGCTACCTGTTGAATAATCTAGAATTTCTCTATATAATTCATGGATATCAATTCCATCCCATTTAGCAGGATCTCCTGCTGCCACGGATCTTGTTGAAGGAATTTCTGCTGCTTTACGATCTAATGCCCTATAAAAATCATTTAGCGCCCACGGATCCTCTCCTGCTACTGCTTTTGTGTAACCACTATCATCAGCCATCTTTCGATAATAACTACCTAATTCTGTTTCAGGTGTATGCACGACATAGCCTCGGTCAAAAAATGCTTTTTTTCTGTTAGCCGATGCTTTAGCCGTAGCAGCAACATCATCTAATCTAGGACCTTCATAAAGTTTAATTTCACCTTCGGGAAAGGAATCAAAAACCATGTCCCCGTCAGTAAGAGTGCCATCAGCTCTTTGAACAAAAACATACCCATCTTCAGTTATGTACTTTGTACCAGCAGCCTTTTTAGTAAGTTCTCTTACAGCAGATGCATTAGGTGGTATTTCAGCAGCTTTCCTTAGACCCCCACTAGATTTACTTACACCTCTGCTGGCAGGACCAAGAGCATCAGCTAATCCTAATAACGGGCGATCTGAAACTAAATGTCCTGTAGACTCACTCTTTTTTATACGCGGTCTACCATCAATTAAAGTATCTTCACGTCGCAAACCTGGTGTTCCTTTTGATGTTTGGGCTACAGGTTCAGCAGAAGCCAAATCATCAGCCCATTGAGGTTCAAGAAAATCAAGAG